CCTTCATCATTAGACCATTCTATTAGTTGAACACCTAAAGACATTAAACCTAATGCTGCTGGCCCGGCTAACGCACTCATTCCTGATAACTTAGCTATAAACGCTGAACCTTGAATAGCAGTCTGTATCGCTGTTATCAATGAGGTAACTGCGATATCGGCCAGTTTTAAACCTACATAAATTGCCATTCCTGCTTCAAAAATATCTGTCCCGATATCTAAGGCATCTGACCAATCACCTGTATTGAATGCATTTTTAATAGACTGATAGGTTTCGCCAGCCCATTCAATTGTAGCTTTAATAACTACCTCTGCATTCTCAAAGTTAACGCCAATATCAGTAGCAATTTCTCCTGCCTGACTAAATTGTTTATTTTCTTCATAAAAATCACTTACATTAGGTATCCAGTTTTGATTAAGTTCATGAGCTGCTGAAGGTGCATAATTAGATCCCAGATATTCAATAAACTTATCCTGCATATCATTACTTAGTTCAGATAAAGTCTGATCTGCCTCTAACTCATAATTTTTTTTAAACAATTCCCAGTAGTTAGTTACAGTTGTAGCTGCAGCTGCTGCAAACCATTCTTCTGATTGAGCTTCTAATCCTAAAGCAGACTCCATACCTTCAAAGAATTCTTGATTAGAACTTAAAGCAAATTGATAACCCTGATCTCTAAAACCTGTCATTCCATAGGGTACACTTGAATTAGCTCCACCTTCTGCTCGGTAAATAGCCTGTAGTAATTCTCCTAAACCTTCATTTCCTGTCTGGCTTTCTAATTGTTCTTCAATAGAACCAGATCCACTATAAATACTATTTTTTATCCAGTCACTAAACTGGGTTGCTATATCTCCAACTTTTTCAAAACCTGCAACAGAAACTTTCAAAGTAAGCTCTAAGGCTTCATCTAAAGTTATATTTCCATCACTATTTATATCGAATTTATCAGTTAACCAATTCCATAATGAATTTAAAATAGGTCCTGCAACATTTTCCCATAACCAATCAGAAATCTTGATTAAAGGTAGTATTGATTCCGCTAATGAAATAGATCCATCTTCATTGACATCATATTCACTGACTATCCAGTTCCATAGACTCTCTGTTATTGGTTCTCCAGTGTTTTCCCAAGCCCAACCAGCAAATTCTAATGAGATTTTGCCAATATCCTGTGCTTTCTCAATCCAGGTAGTATTCTGCCACCATTCTTTAAACTTATTCCACTGTTTAAGTGAATAATCAACTGTACTTTGAGTGGTCTCTTTTAAGATACCCCAAAAGCCTATTATCTTTTCAACAGCTGTTTTAGTCTTATCTCTGATATCCCACATATTGAGATACCAGGCAACTCCAAAAGCAAACATTGCTGTAGAAACTAAACCGATTGGTGTTAAGAGAGACATTAGAGCTGTACCAACAGTAGCAAATACTGCAACTGTGGCTGTCATTTTTAAAGCGAAAGTTAATATCGACTTAATGGCCTCTCTGTTTTCTGAAACAAAATTCTGTATCGCTAAAGCCCATGACCCTATATCATCAAGCATTGAGTTAATTTCTGTTTTAAAACTTCTTCCAATTGCGATAATAGAATTAACTACTCTTTCTTTGGCTTTATTAAATCTAAATGAAATAGTATTAGTTGCTTTTTCAAAAGCTGCTTCCATACTGCCGGTTGAGTTTGACATAGCGTCAACACTTTCTCTTAAGCCATCAATATTTTTAATCATTGGAATAATGGCTCTGGCAGCTCTGATTTCAAAACCAATATCTTGAAGAACTGACTGCATTTCCTGATTAGATAAACCTTCAAGCTTATCTGATAAGTCATCTACAATGTCAATAATTCCTCTGAATTTACCGAACTCATCATAAACCTCTACACCAGCCTGAGCTAATTCATTGCTTTTTTTAATCAATCCATCATAAGCTCTGGCAAGTGAGGTGCTTGCTGATTCTGCACTCAATCCATTCTTAGTGACAAAAGCTAAAGAACCATACATATTTTCTAAGCTCTCATTGAGCTTTCTGGCAGATGGCAGTAATTCACCCTGAGCGTTTGACAACTGCTCATATGTAATTACACCTTTTCTGACAGTTTGGAATTGTAAATCAAAAACTTTTGTTAAATCTTGTATTTCTAAGTTAAAAGCATTTACTGTGGCTAAACCAGCATTAACAGCAGTCTGAGCATTAGTCATACCAGCAGTAGCTGCTCTTGCTGATAAGTCAAGTACAGATATTGAATTTCCTGCATCTACACCGGCTGAAACAATATCGTATAAAGCAGTGGAAAGACTTTCCGCTGACTCCCCCACTCTATTTGATACTGAAATTACTCCGTCCTGTAATTCTCTGAATTTCTTAGCACTGGTATCAAGCAATGTATTAACATTTGCCATTGCCTGTTCAAATTTAGCAAATTTATATATAGGAATACCCGTTAGGGCAACCAAAGCTGTAAAAGCTTTTAAAGCAACATTTCTGAGAGTTCTTAAGGCATTATTTAGTTTAATGAAAGCTGCTTTCATTTTTGCAACTGCAGCAGATATCTTTTGCGCATAACCTATTACTGACCGGGCCATGTTGGCAAATCTTCTTTTCATTTCTCTAACTTTTCTGATTGTGTCATCCATAGCAGATAGTTCTCTTCTGGCCCTGATTGCCATTTCTATTGCAACACTCTCATTCATTTGCTAATTCACCATCCTTTCTATTTGTCTTTTTCTTTTTTATTACTAATAGCTGAATTCATATGATTAATAATCTGCAGGATATTTTCCATTAAATCTGCAGGTTGTTCGTAAAAACCACCCGAATAAGGTAAATGAGCAAGCTCCCAATAACTACCGAAGTTAGTAGTGCACATCATTTTTACCTCGTCTATCTCTTCATTTAACCGGGAATATAATTTCTTATCAGCTCCAGGAGGTGGCTCTGTCTTTTTACCTAAAACTCTATTTCTGCAGATAATCTGTAATATCTCATGCTTTTTTAGTTTTTTGAATCATCATCTTTTGATTTGGTTAGGCTATTAATTTTTTTGAATTCTTCAGCGAACTTATCCAATAATTCTCCTAAATCTTCATCCTCTAATATATTGCCCCAGGTAACCTTATCATCTTTGGACCAGTCTGTGAGCATCTTATGAAGGATGTATAGATCAAGGTCCTTATTGAGCTCATAATCACTTAAATACATATCAACTGGCTCATTTTCGCCTCGGACAGTCATTTTATTAGGCCTCATTAAGTTTTTCATTTTCTTTTTGAGACCATAATTAGGCTTTTTCTTACCTTTAACAAATTTATCTCCATCTCTGATGATCAGAAACTTATCTTCAATTTCAACTGATAATCCTTCTGAGTTTTCTTCTTCATCATCAGGAGCTGGTGCAAAATCTTCTCTAGGTTCTGAACCGCCTTCAACCAATTCTTTTCTTTCTTCCATTTCTACAACTTTGTTATCTTCGCTCATAATTTATTCCTCCTTAAGTGGTTTAAATAAAAACAGGCCATTTTACAGGCCTGTTAATAATCCATAATTTAATACTGTGTATCCTGGCTATCAGTTAGCATCATTGCAACATTATATCCTGCAACTGTATCCCAAAAAGCACTTGCTTGAACGCTTACAGTAACTTTGTCAGGTCCGCTAATATTAGCAGTAGCCTGAGTAATCTTTAACTTAGGATAATCAATTGACAAAAATGGTGTAGTATCATCACTTGCCATGCCAATGTCAAGCTTGACAGGTATAATGTTGTTAGATTTAGCATCAGCTTTAAGTTTCTCGTAATGTGCTGCATCAAACTGCATTGTGATATCAATAGTATGCTCTCCACCCTGAGCGTCTAAACTTCTGCGCTTCTGGCTTAATCCATAATCCTCACCATCGATATTGTTGTTATGAGTAAAGCTAAACTCATCAACGATACCGGTAATATCCTCATCAGTTCCACCCGCATCCCAGGTCGCTGTAGTTTCCCAGCTGAATAATTTTTCTCCTGTGTTTTCTGTAGGTGAAACTGAAGGTTGACCTGTACCTGCTTCGCTTTCTAATGATAATATGCTTGCAGTATAAGTAATAATTGATTGCTCAGATAAACTAAACTGCAGCTGACTTATTTTAGATCCTTTATAAAGTTCCCAGTATGGATCGTCTGAGAAAAACTTAAGGAAAGTAAGCCAGTTATCCATCTTTTGACCCGGTTGAAAAGTATGCTTATAAGGACCAGTTCCTGCGCCTAAATCCTCTGGTGCCGCCTGTTCTGGACCTATAGCATGCTTTAAAATCATTGGCAGAGTCTGTCTCGATACTTCTGCCGGTATATCTCCACCAGGGCCCTCAGATGTTTTATAACCATCCTGAGCAAATCTATTACCTGTCAGTGCTTCACTCTGAACAGTATTAATATTATCTTCAAGGTTATTACCTGTTGCCAGCAATTTAGTTAATTCAGTAGCGGCAGTTTCTTTATCAGTCTGCTCTCCTATTGCTGTAACAGAGTTTCTTCCTGTTGCTCCCATTTATCTCACTCCTTCTATAAGTTGTCATAATAATTTCTGCCCTCGATTAATATCATTGCAATGAACTCGATATTATCAGAGGGGCCACGTCTCATATATTTAACTGTAATATTAACACCCTGATTAAGCGTTCCGTCTAATCTAGGATGTTGCTTAATAATCTCAACCAAACTGTCTACTTTATCAATAAAAGCTGTCATATCTCTATTTTCTGGTGCTTCTTCAACATAATAGACCTTTGCCTTGCCACCATCATCATAGTTAAAATTAAGGCCGTTACCGAGCAATGACTGCCCTGTATCTGGTTCAGCACAAATAGCAGGATAATCTTCAGCTACAAAGTCATCATAATAGCCCGTAAAATCATAATTGATTGTTGTATTAGCAGCTAAAATAGTTTTAATAGCTTCTAAAGTTTTACCCATTATACTCATAATTCACGCCACCTTATTGTCACTTTTATGACTGATTGCCACGCCTGTAACACTTCATTGAACTCAGGTTGTGGTGATGACTCATCATACTCAACCGAATAGGTTTTGATATTAGTATTTGATAGATCAGCCTCATCTAAAACTTTTTTGACTTCTGAAATGAACCAGATAACTGCCACATCTCCATTGCTGACATTTGAGTAACAATTAAGGAAAAAAGGTGTTTCAAATTTTCCTTTTCTATTTTTATACTTATGATCAGTAACAATTTCGTGACAGATAGCATATTTATCAAAGCCCGGGCCAGCTTCATCAGGTTTTAACTGATTAAATTTAGTCATTGGCCTTATTTTATCCAAAGCAGTAATATTACTTAATAGTTTAGATTCTAAAGCCTGTAGTAAATCCAACATCAAAACTCACCAACTTCCTGATTTCTCTTTGTACATAAGCGATTATTTTATATTTGGCATTTTCCCAGGCTGTATGCATAAACTTATAAGCTTTAATACCAGGGGAATCACCGTATTTATACCATGCAGGTTTATTAGGATGCCCTGATTCAGCTCCGCGTTGACCGGTTCCATATTCAACGAAAGGCGCATATTCAACCGGGATTGCTGTTACACCATCTACAAAGCCAAATTTATTGCGGACAAATGAAAAAACACTGGCTCTAAGAGTCCCAGTGTCAACAAGCCCCATATTGGTTATTTGCTTTTTAGTCTCAGCTTCCAAAATGAAAGCAGCCTGCAGCATAATCACTTCTAATTCTGTCTCAACATCACTTTTAATCTTTTGTAACTGATGAATCGTATCGTCTAGTCCTTTAAAATCTACTTCTATCCAGGCATTTTGTGCCATATCAGAATCACCTAACTTAATCTAACTAAGCTGCATTTAATTTTCCTGTTAAAAGGCTTTCTTATTGGACCAACAGTTTTATACTGACCGTCTATAATATCGCCTTCTTTTAGCTTATTTGTCATCATACCTATAAGATAAGCACTGCCGGTGTAAGACTCTCCCTGTTCAGATGTATTATAAGAGGCTGCATTCTCAACTATTTTGCAGGGATAATTTTCTATAATAGTTTCAAAGGTTGGATCAGTGCCGGTTCCATCGTCAAAATTATAATCAGAGCCTGAGCTATCACTTTCATTATTAACCCGCCTGGTTACCTTTACATGCTTATAGTCCATTTAATCCACCTCATATCATATCTACAGAAATAGTTGAGCCTGAACCTTCCTCATCTTCTTCATCTACATAGTCTTCCCAGATGGTCATAACCTCTGCCGGGACATCAGAAAACTGTCCAAACTGATTTTTAACATTATACTTAACGCTAGAATCGTCATCAGATTCTGATTCAGCTCCGGTTTTTCTGGAAAAGTTAAAATCAACATATTTGCAGACGCTGACTTTTAACACTGGATCTGTAGTTGATTCACCGGTTATCTTTTCGCATTTAGAGTTACCTGCAGCTAAAAGCATTTCAAGCTTGCTATTATAATTATCCATTTCCTGAGGTATTTCTAAATAATCTTTAACTTCATTTAATGTGGCATACTCAACCATCTTTATTCACCATCTTTTTCAGCAAGAGCTTTCTTAACTGCAGCAAGCAGTTCATCTTTATCATTCCTCAGGCTACTTCGGCCTTCCAGGTCTATCTCCTGAGCAACATCCATCAACTCAGCTACTGTCATTTCTTCTAATGGTTTTTCTTCGGGCTCTTTTGAGTCTGCTGGCCCTTTAGGAGATTCTTCTTTCTCAACCTCTCCTATAACTTCAGAAGCTAACTCATTCTCTTTGAAAAACTCAACATCTTTTTCGGAAATTTCTATTTCAGAACCAGCTCTATGTCGATTGCCGTTATATTTAACTTTTTGAGATAACTTTACTTTCACTTTTTTACTCATTAATCGCACCCCTTTTCTTTAATAGGGCCCATTTCTAGGCCCTATTGATTAATTTTATTTTATTTAATTAAGCAGTATGCACATTAAGCACATAGACCTGATCTATTCTTTCGAAACTTGGCAGTACAATTCCAGAAACAGTAGTTTTAACATTTACAGGAGTTGTTTCAAGCTCTGTAGTAACCGCAATACCGGTATCAACAATTTGAACATCTGCATTACTGTTACCAGTCATAAGATCAGATTCTTCTGGAGTAGTACCGTAATAAGTATTACCTAAAGTTCCTGTAGGTAATAGTGAGAATACATCATCAGGGAAAAATAAGTTTCCAGACTGATTTTTAACTGTTTTAGAATACTTTTTATTGTAAACTGTAACAGTCAAACCAAGCTTATTAGAGAGATAATTTCTCATAATCTCGTCAGTCATAATTAAATTACCGCCACTGGCATAACCATTAGCAATAATATCTCCTCTGATGCTTTCGTTCTGAATTAAATAATTCCATGTTTTACGAGTACAAACCGCTCTGGTAGGTCTTTCTCCCGTTTCTTCTTCGATTGTGTCCTGAGCAGACTGAATATCTTCAACAGGATTAGACGCTGCAGTATCAGACCACATATCAGTGCCGGCCAATGTTTCTATATGATTAGTTAGATCATTATTAGGATCATAATCATAAGTATAGGCCTTTCTGTTCGCTTCAATACTAACACCAAAAGTTGAGATTAACTGCATTCTCATTCTTTCTGCCTGTACTTCAGCACCACTAACCAGGCCAGCTGCATCATCAAAGATGTTTCTCAGCATTGGCTGAATTAATTCGCTGTTTCTGGCAGCCATTAAGTTATTGATATCCTGTCTGTCTTTCTCGCCGATTCTCATTGACTCTCTAAAGAATGGCATTTCAGTTTCAATTTCACTAAAACCAATTCTGTCTCTTAGAGTTGGCTTAGCATCAAAGTTTGAAGGTGTTAACGCTACAGGAAGACCTCCTGCTCCTTTAATCCATTTTAAATCCAATCCCAGCTGTTTCTGTCTGGGGAATAGTGCTCTACCCAGATAAGGGATTGAGTTCGATTGTTTTTCTTTATAATAACTAGCTATTTCTTCTGCATTTGCAAAATCATAAATGCTTGGCATAGTTTTCACCCTTCCGTTTTAATTAATTTTTTTTACTCAACTAAACTTATTAGATCAGTTAGATTACTTATTACATCAGCAACAAGAGCTTCTGGAAGCTTGCTTGGGTCCACAAAACCGTGGATAAGCATAGCTCCACCGGCCGGGCCATGAGTCACATCAACATCATTTAACAAGACGCCTTCTACATCAACGCCAGCTCCAGTAGCCCCTGTTGCAGCCCCTTGAGTGTTTTTCTTTTCTACTTTTAAACTTTCATCTTCGAGAGTTGCTCCCCCAACACCACCAATAGGACTACCCGCAGGTAATATCTTTTTACCTTCTGCATTAGCAGCAACATTTGTATCATCAACAGTTACAGCTACAGCAACATAATGATCAGGAAACTTTAAAACTTCTTCTCTGTTCGAATAATCAACCTGAGTATATTTCATTAATTTTCACCATCCTTAATTATTTAATAATATTAATTATCTCCAAAGTAATGACTTTGGGCTTTTTCAGCATCAGCATCAGTTTCAGTTCCGCTTTGAGCTAATTTTTTACCGAAACCGCCTTTACCTTTCTTTTTGCTGCCCCCATTAATTCCATCAAGTACAGAGCCGCCTTCTTGCAGCTCTTTAATAACTGCATCTTTAATAGCATCCTGAGCAGCTTTCATACTTTCAATTCTCTCTTCAACATCAGCTTCAGCAAGTTCCGGGTTTACCTGGTGCATCTGGTCAACATCGATAAACTCAGCAAGCTCTTTATTAAGCTCACTTTCAGCAACTTTCTCTGCCTTATGAGCTCTGAGCTCCTTTTTTCTAAGCTCATTTTCTTTATCCTGGAGCTCCTTCTGCTTTGCTTCAAGCTTTTCTTCCTCTGACATTGTTTCCTGCTCCATCTTTTTCAGCTTTTTTTCTAACTTGCCAACTTTATTGCGATAACGATCAAGATCTTTTTTGTTTTCTTCTTTTATTTTTTCAATCTTTGCTTGCAGTTTTTCATCTTCAGTTAAATTTTCATCATCACCGGTTGAGCCTTCATCTCCACCCTCGTCTCCTTCGGGGTTGGAATCTTCTCCACCTTCATCTCCTCCAGCAGAACCACCCTGAGGGTTAGCTCCACCATCAGCATCCAACATAAACATAGGTACAAATCTTCCATTAATCCACATAGTTAATATTCACTCCTCTACCGTCTTCTACATTTTCGAGACCACTTAATGATTAAGAGTTCTCTCAGTATCGCCGGTTAATTTTAGTATTTTATATTCATTATTCCGTCTTCATTAGTCAGCCCGTCTAAAATAGCCCGTTCCTTCTAAATCGCCGGAATTAAATCAGCAATGCAATGATTGCTAAAACTATCAAATGAAAGCACTGGTCTAAAACAAATACCAGCCATTGAGGCTGTTTTTTATCGCGTTTTATATTTTTAATCCACCAGATCACAAATTTTCTATTATCTAATAAAATATGAGTTATTAGGCATATAATAAAAGTTATTATCACAGCGTACCAGCTGACAAAAAGCATCATCCAACTAACAAATAAAGCATAAACTAAGCTGTGAACAAATAAAATAGTTTTATCACTTGTTTTATTCACAGCCATTTGATTACTTTGGAACAACCAGTCGCCCAATAAATGACCTATCAATAAAAGTTGGAATATATTCAATAAATCACCACCTTTAATTAAAAAAACAACCTCTAAGGTGTTAGTTTTCAGTCCATGGTTTAAAGTTTTTAATTTCATTTACTACTTTCTCATTCCACTGGCCACCAAAATTAATTCCTCTGTCATCTACTATTGCTACAGCAGGAACCTTTTCCCTAACTACATCATCAACCTCAATCTCATGTTCGATTAACCAATCTTCAATTGCTTCCAGTCCGCCCTCCTGGTGGCAACGAGAAGAATGAACAACAACTTCAAAGTCTTTTCTAAGTAATTGTATTGCGCTATCTACATTCTCAACTGGTGGGTCTGGTATAACATCAGCACCCTGCCAGCCTGATTTATAACTGTGAATAACACCATCAAAATCTAATATAATAGTTTTCTTATCTGGCATTTACTCTGCCTCCTTCACTTTTTCATAAGTTTTATGGAATATATCGGGCTTGCACGGATAAAATTCACCGTTTACGCCTTTGATAATATAGTCTCCAACATTAGCCCTCATTACCCCTTCTAAAGTAGGTATGACAACTTCCCCTAATTTTTTGTTGCTGTAATCAATATAAGCACCCTTACAATCTTTCATAAAAGTTTCAGTAATTAAACTATTAGCCCCATTCCATTCAACAGCCTCAATTACAACTGGTTTTTTTCGATATTTTGCCATTTTATCCTCCTTAACCTGCATTCTTCATAGCAGCACCAATAATACCCAACAACCTTTGCCCTTCCTTCTTCTTAATCCTTCCAGCTCTCATAAACCTCTTAGTTCTATTTAAGACTACCTGCAGCTGTTCTGGACTCCTTCGACCATCTAATAACCACTCATCATAACCAGTAGCCGGGCCAGTAAGCTCAGTATTTATATAAGGACTATAAGCACATCTGCAAAATGGATGTCTGGGTAACAATATAACTTCATCAATTGTCATTACTTTATTATGATCAGCTGAACAAACCGGACAGGTAACTGCATCTAATGTTGCAAGGTATCTTACCTTTTCTATCCCACCCTGCTGATAGACATCAAGATTAGCCTGGTTAAAAATAGCATTCATCCAGCTACGTGTTGTAGCATCAACTCTGTTTTTACCCATCTGGTCGCTTATTCCATATAATCTGCGACTGGTTTTATTAGGATTTTCACCAAATGCAATCGACTCAAAAGTTTCTTGTTCTATTCTAAAGGCTAAATCAGTGCTGTACTTGCTAATGTATTCAGTCATTGTCTTGCCCTTAATCTGAACCGAATCAACAACCTCAGACTTGATAGCCTGAGTAGGAAGTGTGTCAAACTGATCGCTTATCTCTAATGTCGGTACATCTTTAAGCAGGTCCTGG